ACCGCAATTTGCTACCAAATAAAGGTTGTGTAGCACCGCTACTTGCTAGCAAATTACGGTGCTGGGGAACCGCTACGATTTTTAAAATGTAATTTCGCAGTTTCTTTATTCCAATCATTTTTTACAACCTCGCGTATCCAGGGGAAATCTACTATGATAGTTTCATAAGTGCTATCTTTTTTACCAGGTATCTGTTGTATAAATCCCATATCAGCCAAAGTGCGGCGAGCGGCACGCACAGTGCTATCGGTGCCAGATACGCAATCATTGATGTTGCTAATCTGCCACCCATCATACCCATCTTCGGCGGGTTTATTACCCATCAAATACATTAGAACTTGTGTTTCGCTATATGTAAGATACTTAAACGCATAAACCATAATATCTTGCGGCACACTCCAAAATGACTTTCCAGCCACCAATTTATCTCCCCTGTGTTTTAATAATGGCATCTCTCTTGGCATATGACTTATCTCCTTGACTTATCTTCTTTTTAATTCGTGTGATAACCGAGTAAAATCGGCTATAAAATTACCACTAACTTCAAAAGTCCATACATCACATTCAGGATGGTTGTAATTAGGTTCAACCTTAATGATACGATAGCCTAATTTACGCAACTCAAAAGCCAGTGGTTTAGTAAATATTTTTTTATATTTCATATGACTTCTCCTATAATAAGACTATATGAGTAATGACCGCCGGCAAGCAGCGGTCATTACCCTAGAAAGGAAAACTACCTATGTATCTTTGGTGTTGCGACGCACCAGTAAAGACTGTCTCCATCATCTTTACATATATATAATAACAAAATTATTTTTTGTTGTCAATCTCTGGAAACTTCTCGCCTGGATGATTATGCTCCCAAATCATAATACAGATTTCATCTAAAAACGGGTCAGTATCTTTATGTTGTGGCTCGGCATCCACTACATTATAACCTTCATCCGGTTCAACAAAATCCTACCACACCAATATATTATTCATATCTAATTCCCCTTTACTTTACTACAATAATTATATCATTTTTTTTCTTCGTTTTCAACTAAATCCTGTTGAAATGAACCCCAGCGTTTAGGAGGTCTGCGTCCGTGAAGCATTTCTAATGCGTGCGCGATTGGCACTTTCATTTCTTCACACGCTTCCATTAGTGTAGCATATTCTTTAATAACATTACCTTCTCGGTCAATAGTGCGCGCGGGTCTATAACGACTATATAGTTTAGGTTGCTATACTCGATTAGCAGTATTCTGTTTCGGTGAGACCCAGCGTAAGTTATCTATTCTATTGTTTGTAAAGTCTCTATCAATATGGTCGATTTGCGGCAGGTTGTCTGGGTTCGGTATCCAAGTTCTACCGATAACTCGATGCCATAACTCACCAGTCTATTTCCACCCGCCGCACTCGTCCCTATATCTATATATAAATGCTAAATAGCCGCTATTGTGTCGATGCGGCTTAACATCGCGTTTAGTGCGTTTATTACGAATGCGCCCTAAATTAGACGCTTCGTATTCAGTTGTCATTTGAGACTGCTTTCTTAAAGTGATAGTTTTCCATTCTTCTTCCATTTATATTCTCCTTCTATCACTCGAATTGCTTCGCTAATGACAATAAATATATTCTAATTTTAGCGCGTTCATCAGGTGTAAGTTCTTTGACTAATCCAGATGAGTATTTTCGTAATCTACTGTATGAAATACCAGTCGCAATTGCGAGCGATGCTTTATTGAGGTTGCGAATAATTTCTCTCATTTTTCATCAACCTTTCATCATATCTTAAAAATTGTCAAAGGTCGTTGGAACGATTTTGTCCCATTTCTTCAATAATTTTTTTAATATAATCAATTTCTTTTTTCATCACTTTCTATTGCTTAACGAATGTGCGCGCAAAATTACCTTGGATATTAGATAATTCAACACTATCATTCTCCGGCTCAAATGGATAACGCACTATTTTAACTACTCTCTACTTTTGTTTAATCTTTTTAAGATTATCCACAAGGTAAATTGTATCACCCAAGCCGCAACCAGCATCTAATTCACTTAATGCGACTTTATAACTGGCTTTTGGCTGCGCGATGCTATCAAGATAATCTTGTGCCGCGCCTTTCAATCGTTCAGCGACGGTAATTTCGTCATTGCGCCATACTTTAACAATGCGCTTATTAGTATAAGTATAGTTCTCAATAAATGGAAGGTTGTTATTAACCCATTTAATATCTAAACCATCTTTGCCAATAGGATAAAGAACTGTGGCGTAGTCATATGTTGAAGATTGTTTTGAGAGATTTTGAAGTTTGAGTTGATTAGAATAATACCACTTATTATTATCTTCGCCCATTCGGTCATATACACGAAGAACTTTATTTTTTGTATCAAACCACACCTCTTGATTGGTTTGCTCCTAAATCTCTCTAATCATATCCAGTGCTAACTACATTGGTTTTTGAATAGTTAATGCGGTGTGGTCGCTACTGTGATAATCAACAGTCCAAGCGGGAGATTGTTGTAGGCAATACTCATATGCTTGTTGTGGATTTTTCATATAGCAGTCAAATACTTCAAATAATTCACCACTAATCTCTTCGATGTTTGCGGCGCACCATACTGTAAAGAACCCATTATCTTCTTCAATAAGTTCTTTAATTATATATTCATAGTCTTTTGTTTCAACATAATTTTCTTCTTGGAGAAGTTGTAAGTATTCTGGGAGGCACGGAACTTGGAAGTGGAGTGATTTCAACCCCACTTCCAACACTTCCGTTGTATAGACATCTTTAAGTCCATCCATTATCATTTGAAGAAAATTATGATTACTATCATAAATCTTCATCATAATTAGATATACCTCACATCATACGCAATTTCCACATTAGTTTGAGAACCATTGGAAATTGTAATATTATTTATCCCTGGTTGAACTGCTGGCATCTGCCAGCCATTGTAATGGTCCCACGCACTTGCGCCATTAATAGTGAATGTGCGGGCTTCTCCATCGACAATTACAATATCGTTGGCACGAACATCATTTATCTCTATTGGGTCATCACTCAAACCTTCAATAGTAATATGAAGTAAATTAACGCGCGGCACGATTGTTAAAACACAGGGCGAGGGCGCGGTTCCAGTATTTGTAATACTGAAACCGGTGCCTTCTAAATCAAATACAATTGGATAATAATTGCTATTCAATTTTTACCCTCCTTATTGCCAACTCATATATTCACTATACTTGACATAAGAGCCGAGCCAATAAATCCAAAGCACATTGTGAAGGTCGCGATAATACCACTCACCATCTTCTTCGTATTCACGCTCCAAGTGGTCGTAGTATTCTTCATCGCTCCATCCATTTTCGTCATATGTGTAAGAAGTAGTATCATCAACTTCTTCGACATTACTGAAATTATCATCAATACGGAACCAACCATCATCTCCGTAAGCCCAGTTTGGGTCTCGTGTAGCATAACCTTGTTTTACAACACGGTCGCCAGCGAGATATTGGTCGATTTTGAACTCTGGTAAAGCAATAGGAACAGAATAGATATTCAATCTATCTTTGGCTAACGCCAAGATATCAAAATCTGCGGTTGTGTCTAAACTTGTTTCAGCGGCATTATACCAATACTCACCATCAAATATAAACTCATTATCATTATAATGATATGTGTAATAAGATGTGATTGGTTTCCTTTGCGGCACATTTGAAGACGAAACTGTCTTATACAATGTGCCAGTATAAGAATAATTACCTTCTGGGTTGAGCCACTTATGATAGTTTGAAGTGCTATTGTCGCTATTGGCATCGTGGAGAAGTGCGAAGGTTTTCTTCTCTTTATATACCGGCGACATATTGACACTTTCAACACGAGGATTGCTCTCGCCATCACTCAAACTTGCCTTAATCCATTGGTCGCAACTATGATACCAAAGACCATTTACACGACTTGCGGTATCATTTGTTGTCTTATCAATTGGGAAGCACAAACCTTGAAGTAATGTGCGTTTTTGAACTGATAATACATCTGGCTCTTGATAACTTGGAACATTGTTAATAAGTAATCTCATCATTTGATTATTCACAGGAGTTTCAGTATATTCCCAACCTTCAAAGGCACTATAAACATAATTACTTGGATACTGACCGGTGCGAGTGCGGAAATCGTATTCAAATACTTCATTATCGCAATAGCGTCCAGTCATAAAGTCGCCAGTAATTATATCAATCATACCATTATCTGGGATTTGAAGCCACTCATTATCCCACTCATACCACATTCCTTTTGGAACAGGAATATAATAACGAGCAAGTTCATTATTAACATACGCGCGAACACCGTGGAAAAGTCCAGGTCCTAAATAAATATTAGAAGAGCCATTACTGTTTGTAGCAGTTTCTACTCTGGCGTCAGTTGTATGTCTTTGATAAATAGATGAAAATTGATTATTAATTGGAAGCCAACCATTCACTAAATCGTTCCAAGCATCTCGACCAATATCATTCAAACTCGCATACATTGCGTATTTTGGCTCGAACTCATTATGATATGGAATGCTCGCGATGAAATATGAAGAATATGGTTGAGTTAAACTACCATAAATGCGTTTATAACCTGGCATATCATATGTCATAAAACCATTCATACCACTGTCATAAATCTTATTTATAGCATTTTCTGTATTAACATATGCCGTATTCCCTTCGCTAGAAGGATGACTATCTAACCAATTTTCAAGCACATCTTCATAGAAGCGAATAGTATAACCTGTGCCTTGTCCGCCACTAATGTAATAATAACAACGAGAATTATTATTATAATCTACACCTTGGCTATATTTTTTACCAATAGTATTGGTGCCAGTTTGGTCTTGGAAGTTGATTGTTTTACGACCACCAGGACCTGGAAGATATGTGCGATATAATTCAGTGTTTTCACGATAAGCATACCCACCATTTTCAGATGGACCGCACTGTAAAGCATCTTCAACTTCTAACACTAAATCGGTATAATAATGAGTAGTTGCCCCAGATTGTCTTTCGTCATTTGGACGCGCATTCGCTATACGACCATTATTACCTGCGCTAGCAAAAAACTCACCGCTATTGCGCGCATTCACCCAATATTTATAAGCGTGTGGATTAAAGAATGGATATACTACATATTGAGAACCGACACGAACTAACTCATCAAATGAGAAGTAAATATGCTCTTCATCCCAAGGATGTGGGTTCCATAAGTAGATACCATCATAATAACCAGACGGCTTATAAAGATTACGATTAAAACCGAAATAGTCCCAAGTCAATGCGATTGGAGCCTCACGATAAAGTTCTGGCAACAATAAATCACCAGTCTAATCATCGTATCTCCAAGAGGTCTCAATGAAGTGGTCCCAATCAGGGTTCCAGTCGCTAATAGAACAAGTAAATGCCGCGCGACCTAACTCTGCCGCAGGTGCTTTATGTCCTTTATAATATACACAGGCGTATGTATAAACTGTTTCAGGATATACAAAATCTACTTCGTGTAATTCTTCAAAGTTTGCTTTTGTAATCTCTTGGTCGAAAGTCCAATGACAACGGTCGTGGTATTGTAATCTTCTATTGTTTGGATAGAGACCAACATCACTAATATCTTCGGCAGTAGCCCAATCAACATCATTATCCAAGTTGATAACGCTAATATCAAGAGCATTATACAACTTACCTGACTGACCAAAACTGATTTCTTCGGTCTTTACCCAACTCTCTTCGGCAGGCACATAAGCCCACAATCTATCAACAGTGAGTTTGGTAATCAAGATATTTTCTGCGAATGGAATTGTTGCTGTTGGGTCTGTTGGACTATCATAATCTGGGTTCTGTCCTGGACCTGTAATAGGTTCAGTTTCACTCAATCTAATCCAACCGTGATAATACTCTTTCAAGCGACCCCAACCATTACGCTCCTCAACAATAGTGTAAGTATCACGCACAGCAATTTCTGCGAGTGTCTTATACTTGCGCGCAGGTCCATAATGGATGCCGGTGTATGGGTTCTTAACGCGAACCTGATACTCAATAAAGTAGCCAGGGTCTTCGTCCTCATACATTGCGCTATGGTAGTGGTTGCGATATTTAATTGCGCCTTTTGGATTTAATACCTTTGCTGGTAAATTACAAATTAAGTAATTCTCGCTATTTGGGTCTGGGTCAATTTGCGCCAATGGGTCATCGTATGCTCCACCACGATAATACTCAACATAGAATAAATCAGGTCGTTCTGTGCGGGTATATTTATCATATACCACAACAGGAGAAGGAGCGTCTATAAACCCAGCGACATCATTGTTGCGTAAAATACTTTCATCAAATACGAGGCGTCCAGCCTTGAAATTACTATCCGCATACCAAGCAGGATTGACATTCAAATCAGCAAGCGTTCTCGCATTTTCAATATCAGCAAGAGAGAAGAACAAGTCTTTTGTGCCGACACGGTAATCATCTTTATAATATACAACTGATTTTGCGTAAGTTCGTAATTTATAATAGATATTTACGGCGCCTTGGTTGTATATATCTAACAAGCCCCAATGTGTATGTCCATCGTCAGGATTATCAGTGTCAAGCAAACCATCCAAATGATAATCACTTGGTTTGTAATCATTGAACTGTAATTCATTTTCGAGAGTAGTGTTATGTTCGTAGAACCAAGTAGGAACTCTTACATACTGGTTCGCAATGAATTGGTTATTTTCATTATAATAATTAACAACTGTATTGCCCCAATAACACGGGTCATCTACACAGTGGAGCGGGCAGACATCCTACGGATTAATAATTACGGTCTCCTCAACCATTCCACCAGTTCCCGCGCGAGTGCTTTCGTAATAACGAGAAGTGTAAGTTCCACCTTCATTGCTATTGCCGAAGAAGATTTCGGTAATAAGGTCGAATAAACCATCTTCTGGCATTACATAATCGTAGATGCGCTCGCCAGCCTTGACTGGTATCATATCACGAACCAATCTATCCTGGTCCCAAACTTTAAGGCTCCAAATGGCGCCCATATACTGTTGAGGATAAACAGGGCAAGGGAAGTCGCTATAAGCAACATTACGAGTTGTGGTAGAAGTAGAAGTGATTGGATTACCAAAATCATCCTGACCGATAACATTCACTGTCGTGATTGTTTGACCGGTCCATTCACCGCTGAATGGGTTCATCATTTGCTCGATATCTCTCTGGCTGAAACCAACAATACCAATGCCGCCGCTAATATTAGGATAAGTCTGCGGACAGAATGGCATTATATTCATTTCACCAGTGTCAGGATTACGAGTGCGGAACAAGGTCAATGAGCCAACTGGCTTACATCTACCTTCAAATGTATCAGTATCGCCACTTTCATCAAAGTTCGTATAAGTTAAAATGTTGCTTTCACCAAAGTCATATCCAGAAGCATATGAATGATATGCGTCTAATGTATATGTAATTGGGTCAGCCATCCACTTATGACCTTCAAGATAGTGATTGTCTGTTGTATCATTTACAACCGCTTTTCTATTTACATAGTCCTCATAATAAATTGGCTTACTAAACATATAGTCTTTATAAGCACGATAATAGTTATAATCATCATCTTCGCCTTCTGCGAAACCTTTGCGGTAAAGACCAACCATTTCAGCATAGCGTGGAACTCCATCATAGAGGTCGCGAACCGTAGCAGTAGAATTATTATTATTAGTCTGGAACCATCTTACACCATCAATAGAGGTCAAACCAATATCGGTGTAAGTTCCTGCTTTTGCTTCTGGGATATGTCCGCGAATAGCAAATGCGCCACGAGAAGTCTTACTTTCGTTTGGAACGAAACCACCCTCGTATTTAATAGCACTGTTCTTTGCCATTGTTTGCGAAATAGCCTAATGATGATTTAATACTGGCGTGCCTAACGCGCCATAATAGCCGAAACTATATGTGTAATCAGGTGCTTGATAACCGTAAGGTGTAGTGCTAGTCTAAAATCCACTCGCCTGGAAGTAGCCTTTAAGCTCTACCTTCAAACGACCAATTTCTTTTGGTGTATAACCAATATCAATATATGGAATTACACCACCGTTAATCATTTTGTAAGTTGGTCCTTTACCATTGCCGATATTATGGACTAATCTAATCGGGCAATCTTGACCGGACCAGAACAAGACTTTGCCAAGACGCTCGGCACTGGTTGGGTCATCTGGTTCAGCAATAGACATATACAAAATATCAATATGCCCGTAATCTAACAAACTATCGAATGTATAAAGCACATCAGTATTTTGAAGCATACCGCCTTCACAATGAACCGGTTTAAACTTATTAATGTAGTTATTTGGCATCTAATCAACCAAGTAGAACTCTCCATCGAACTCATCGACTTTAATTCCCCAACTGGTTGTAGCAATCAAGTTCGCTTCATCAATATCATCCGTGTAATAACGCACTTCGACATTTTCAGTGGTTGGCATATAATAAATAATATATTCCTCTTGAAGTTTGCTCGGGTCATCTAAACGATAATCACGCTCATACCATTCGTAAGGAGCACCATCACCGTAATACTCGGCAGGCTTCATATAGTTATAATCAATAAAGTTTTCGATGTATTCACCGTCGCGGAACTCGCTCGCTCCAAGAGTAAGAGTTAATGTTCCAAGGGTCTCGTATGTGCGGATACCCCAAACTTTTTTCATATAGCGCACAGTGGTGCTATAAGTTTCTTCTGTGCCTTCTATTGGTGTATATACAATGTTGTAAGGAGCATTATCCATTACGCGTTGTAAGGAGACTTTGCTACCAGGATATACGAAGTTCGTTTCATAACCTTGTGGTTTATACTTATTCAAACGAACAATATCACCAAAGGTAGGAACCTGATAGAAATCTTTCTCTTCAATACCAATAGTATCAGTAGCAATTAAGTTTGCTGGGTCGATACTATCGTGATAGTAATGAACCTCGAAGATATTTTGTAATGCTTCGTAATTTACACGGAAAGTGCGCTGATTTAAATTATCAAAATTAACTGCGGCAATCTCTGCGATGTTGGTAATAACACCTGTTTTATAGTAAGGAGGTTGATATGTATCAATGAAGAACTTCTCATAAAGATTATATTCTTGATTGATGAAATCATCACCACGGAAGAAAATCTGGTTGGTCTGGAAGACTACACCATCCTTACAATAATTTACGAAGCAAGAACCAATCTGGTGAGATGGGTCATTATCTTCATATTCTTCGTCATCAATGATATTGAAACTATTCAAACCAGTAGCATCTTCGAAGAATGTCTGGCTTACTTTATCATATAAGCAGTTGCTTGGAGCAACTTGCGCGCCAATCTTGTCATAGAACTAAACTGGGATAAAATCTCTTACCACAAGTCCGTCATAAACAATTTTACAACTTCTAATACCAATACCAGCCAAACCGTCAGCATACTGACCGTTGTTATTATTTGCGAACAAATAAATCGGGTTCGGCATTTGCGCTGCTTCAACAGGCATTGGACTATTGTATGTGAAGTTGGCATTTGCGTAGCCAGGGCGGTTCGTGGTGTAAATACCTGCGTCGCGACCCCAACCAATTGCTTGTTCTTCTGTAAGGATTAACTGATTTACAGTATTACCTGCTTTTGCTTCATAGCGGTTAATACCACTTAATCCAGTGCCATACATTGTTTGGTTATTATAGCGCATATAGAATTGTCCCAGTGGAGAAGAACTACCAAACAAGTAAGCATATCCCGCATTTACAGTATAAAGCGGCGCGAGTTCATCAACACGATAACAATCTAACTGGATTGATAACTTCGACATATCCAAACAAGTAAATCCTGTATTGATATATGCGTGGTTCATCGTCCAAGTAGGATGTTCGTATTCATAAGCACCTAAATCATTATGCTGTAAGAACAAGATGCGGTGAGGATAATTTATGCCAGAAGGGTCTTCTGGTTCGATTTCAGTCATATAAAGAATATCAATACTTGCCAATTCACGCAATGCCGCAAACTGAATAGGTCCATTATACTGAACTTCGCCATTGCTTACAAAAGCGGATTTGTATTGATTGACATTCAAACCTAAATCGTAAAGAGTGGTTTCAACAGTGAAGTCAATTACACGATAACTGATACTGTCGCTGCCAACCCAGTTCAACTGGTTAATTTCATCAGTATAGTAATATACTGGTGTAGTATATTCGGTTGCGTTGTAAATTACATCATAATTTACTTGGATTTCATCATAATTTACAAGAGTATTAGAACTTACGCCATTCAAAAGTCCAGCATCATAATACTGCGGACGATAGTAATCAAGATTGATTATATCGCGCAATCTTATACCGCCAATTGTATCTGCCTCGCTAATGGTCAAAAGTGAAGTATTAAGAACAGAATAACCGCTGGCTAACTGTTGCTTATAACGCACCAAAATTGACTTTGTGCGGACGGTTTGAACTTCTTCATACTTTACAGTAATTGGAGATGCGGTAGTTAATGCTGAAAGGGTAATTTCTCCATTATAACTATCAGCAACACTAAATTGATATCCTTCTGGACGATAACGCGTGAGGTCAATTAAATCACCAAGCACTGGCTGGTTGAAGAATTGAAGCGCATTAATCGTGTAAGTCTCTTGTGTATAGTTGATATCATCGGTATAATATCTTACCAAGAGAGGGAACTCAATAGGCACATAATAGATTTGAAGAATACCCGCGCCAACTACATCATCATAACTTTCAAATGAACTTGCGTTGTAGAGCGCACCGTCATTATACTCTGCGGTATGGTATCTATTGAAATTGATGCCGATATCAGTAATATCGAAGTCGGTATCATAACTTGTCATATATTTAAGATGAACTGGAATGGTCGCCATACGATACCAGCCAGGATATGTTCCAGCATAATACTCAACATAAATCACGGTATCTTTGCGGCGATAATTTACTGTGTAAGTAATTTCCAATTCATTATATACAACTAATTCGTTGGAAGGATGGTCCTGAATAAATCCATCTTGATAGTATAAACTATTTGGATTATAAAGGTTAAGGTTAATAACATCTTTAAGGGTTGTGCCAGGCACAATCTCTGTCTCATTGATGTTAATTACACGAGTGCCAGTAATATCATAACCACCAGCATCATTTTCGTTTTGATATACAATTGTAATGTTCTTGCTTTGTGGATTTTCCACGACATCATAGCGCACCTAGATAGGAGATGCCGCAAGGATGTCTTCTACTGTAAGGTCGCCATAATAATCAATACTGCCGCGATAGCCATCTGGCTTAAAACTGGCAACATCAATTAACTGACCGATGCTATTGATTTCCTATAAGCGTGGATAAGTGAAACTTACTACTCTTTCAGTAGTTGGCATATATCCATCGCCAGAGTTCAACCAATAACTTACAGTAAAGTTATATTTCATAGGGGCGTAATTGATAATCAATGTATTAAGTGCTTGAAGGTTCTCATAAGTAAGTGCCATCTGCCCCAGATTGGTTGCGACACCACTCATATAATGTTCTTCTTTATATTTATCTACATTGATACCAATAGATTGTAATGTATCAGTCTCACCATTGAAGGCTCCTGCGCGGATAGTATAAACTTCTGTGCCAAGCATCGTAGATTGGTTCTGGTAATATACAACAGTAAGTCTAAATACACTCGTGGCGATTTGGTCTGTTGTATATACCTCGCGTTCGCCCTTGGCATAGTCGCTATCGAGGTCATAAGATACGATAAAATTACCGTTCTTTAAACGCTCGGTCTGTGCGCTACCGCGCATCACTACATCAAAACTGAAACTAATATCGTCAAAAATTAAGGTTGATTTCTTGATAAGTTGAGTTAATTTGCTGATTTTTACAAAAGCATCATCTTCATCGGTGCCGAGCACCAAGAAAGACAATTTAATATCTTTGAACCTGTCCTATTGACGGACAAAGGTTGGTTGGATATCACCGTCCAACCATTCTTGCTTTGTATCAACAGCATTAGAGTTGATAACTCTGTCATATAGTTTAATACCCAAAGTATCAATACTTATACCATTAATAAGCATCAGTTATACAAACCTCCTTGGCGACTGGTTTCTAAATCGAGTTCATTTAGCATATTTCGTGCGTCTTTTTCATTTTCTCGGCGCTGTTGGCGATTAGTTTCTTGTGAATACTGCTGGACTTTCTCGACACTATCCCGAGCAGTCTTCATTAAATCACTTTTTAATACTTTCATAACATCTTCATAGGTTGTCATAATTCTTCATCCCCAATATTGAAAATGTTTGGTCGCGTTCTTGCGTTGTGCCATCTGTATATTCATCAGTTGATAATAAGTTAATCTCATCTGTATTGCCAGCCAGGGCTTGCGTAAATGCTAACTTATTCAAGTTTGCGGCAAGGGTCTAACGGCGCAAATAACCTTGATAAGCCAGTTCGCATTCATCTGGCGTCATCTACAAAAAAATCGCGGGACTTATACCTATTTCGCCTACGATTTGGCTGTATAAGTCCCGCACATTAATGAGAAGGAAGGAAGACATATAATGGCTAACAAAGTTATCAATACTTGACTATTCGCTAACCTGCTACCAGAGCCGCGCGATGGCAGAACGCGGCATCTCTGGTTGTAGAGTAATTATGCCTGCTATGAAAATGTCCTCTACATTTATTTCTGGCAAAGACTATAAATAAATTATCCCTCGTAGCCCAATTTTGAACCAAAAAGTTTTATTATCAACTTCTAATCTTATTTCATTCACTCTTGGCGAGTTCTCCATCACCTAATAAACGAACGCGATATTTAGAGGTGCTATTATAAGATGAAATTACTGGAAACTCAATTAATAATGCTTTACCAGCATAACGGTGAGTATCCATAATAACTTCGACATCAATCAAACTGTTATTTTTGAACGCGGTTTGTAATAAGTCATAAGTTTCGGCACTCTTAACATACATTCCGTCGCACACAATAGACCATTGTTTAATGCCGCCAAGATTTTCTTGCCATTCGCCCTTAATCTTATTCGTAATCTCAATAGGATACATAGTTTGATTAAGAGTGGCATTTAACTGACCCGCAAGAACCATCTCACCGCATTTGAGGACTACATTGATACCCTTTTGTGTGTTATTCATTATTCTCATCCTCTCTTGCGACCATAAAAGAAAATGTTGCCACACCGTGTTTGCGGACAGGTCCAGTTTCTTTATCATCAATAATCCTTAACGAGCGCATAAAGCAAAATTGGATTTCAGGATATACCGCAATAAACTCACGAATATGTGCGTTAATGTTATCCACGATATCCAAGATTTCTTTCTCACCATTATAAGTGCTAAAAATATCAACAACTATTCTAATGTCGGTGATGTTTAGGTCTCTTGATTTAGCAACCTAGGCATCACTCATTCGTAGCATCAGCCACGGAAACTACTCACGATATGTGCCGTTATCATCGACATTATATCCCAACTCTTGGATGAATTGGAAAAAGCGTTGTTTAGTCGCCGCTAACATTATTAGCCACCCTTGGGTCATCAACCAACTTATAATTATTTATATCGTCGGCTCTGCTAATTGAGAGATATTTCGCATATAAATGCTCGATATGCTCTATTACTGACCCATCTGTATCAATAATCTGGGCGATATGTGGCTCCACCCAATCATATACTTTGCCCGCAGGAGCAACATAAACCTTATTCATCTTTTCACTCCTTATGTAATATCTATACTATACATCCCACCGCTAGAACCGTGAGATTTATCATCACTTGAAACCGCCGTCTTCAATGCTTCTACTAATCCACGCACTAAACCAATTACAACTGCCATTAAAATCATACCAAAAAATCCCATACCGCCGCCTGACATTCCACCACTACTACTTTCCATCATCTCTTCAAGTTCTTCTTGTTCTTCTTGAAGAGCCTCTTCTAATATTTCTTTAAAAATTGGTGTGGCTTGCCCCATAGCGTCATTAATAGCAGGCTCGAAATAGGGCTGCGCGCCCATACACCAAGTGCCATATTCTTGATACTATGCGTATTCAGCGTCAGCCCAACATTCTGCGGTTAATTCACCATCGTGGTCGCTGGATAAAGTGCTACGCAAATATCCAGTATCAACAGGACATAAATCGGTTGATACATCATCGAACACTGAACAGAACTCATCAAGAGCCTCACTATAATCAATAGGAATGCCTAATACTGGGGTTTCGGTTGGGAAATCAAACTCAACTGTTGCGTGTAAGCCCATAACACTCACCTATTAAACAGAAATACCAGACCTAATCCATAACCCATTACCATTATAACCAGTAGTAGGAGTTTGACCGTTGCTTTCAAAAATATCAGCAGTATAACTAGTAGTATCAGCCGCACCATAACTTGTTGTTAACTGTGTTTTTAATACTGCCGCATTAAAATTATTAGCCTCACTTGTATATATTGTGGCATACCCGCTATTCGCACCGCTAAACCTTATTTTTATAAGTGGAATATATATATTCTATCCATAAGTAAAATCTTGTGATAACATTGAAGGAATAAAAATATAACCCTCGTGAAAAGTGCTAGTATTAGAAGTCTTATTACACATATAAGCAATAAATGCTATTTTTCTAATATCACCTTTCCATTGTAATAGACGCAGTTTAGATGAATAACGCTCTGTTGTAGCAATATTTTGTATATCTGTTAAAGAACTACCCATCACTAAATTACCAATTTCAGTAGCAAAATTCGCCGGAATAATACCATTAGAACCGCGTATAAATTCAGTGTTATCACTGGGACTAGTATCTGTTTCTATGGATGTATTTCCATCGCGCTTTAAACGAATAGCATCAGCAGTATCAATTAAAATACTTTTTGGCACAATTACATTGTCATTATAATCGCCCTTTGTTTGATGCCACTCTTTGCTACTATTATAAGATGTATAAACACCACTACCAGCCATTACATTGCCTCCTAACTCGCATTAGTAAGAGCCAATGAAATGACACCATTAGAAATACTAATACCGGTTCCTGCGGTATATGTCGTTCCTGCTGGCACTTGCGCGATTGCTTGATTTACATATGTTTCAGTCGCATATCCAGTAAGACTTTGATGCGCAGTAAGATATCCCGCATCATTTGTAAAAGCACTAACATTTGTAGGCACTGTTGGAATAGTAGGTTTGTTCTGTAAATCGTTATAAGATAAATCAGTAGCATCAACACTAATTTCATTATTTGTTATGTCGATACCAGTGCCAGCGGTATAATTTGAACCACCAGTAGCACTAATCACACCATTCTCAATAGTAATATTAGTGCCCGCGGTATAAGTGCCCGCAGGACCAGTAGAACCTTGTGCTCCCTACGGACCACGAATACTACCAGTAGTAGTGCTAGTTCCATCTGTGTATGTAATTGTTAATGTATAATCATTATTAAGAACAATAGAGGCAATACCATTACCATCGGCACCGTTCGCACCCGCGGGACCTTGCGGTCCAGTTGCTCCGGTAGCACCAGCAGGACCAGTAGCGCCTGTTGCTCCTGCTGGTCCCTATGGACCAACAATAACGGTAAGGTTTTGCCAACTATCGTTTGTTGAAGAACGATACTTAATTGCGCTCAATTATTTTCCCTCCTTATACAAACTAAACAGTCCAACCTTTTGCGGTTGCTATCGCAATTTCGGCAGAAGATAGGGTATTAATCGCGCCGCCATCCGTGTTAGCACCAGCAGCCCCTTTAAACTTAATAATATTTGGGCTATTGTGTGAAGAGACACACGCAGATGTATCTGGCAAACTATTAATGGTTTCAAGCGCGCTTATCTTATTATATTTAGCATATTCTATTAAATAAGACCACCAGTATGGATTATTTTTTAAATCATTATAGGTGGTGCTATCATATACTGCTAATTCAGGATAAATACCAGCACGACTACTATTGTGAGAATAAGTTGTTCCATCATCAAGATGTCCCACATTATTTGATAAATCCATTGTAGAACCATACCAATTAGCAACAATTGGCTAATTATTAGCATCTAAACTAAAAGTAAAACGGCTTAAAAATGGTGTAAAAGAGGCTAAATCATCATAGTTAGTAAATACTTTATTTGTATCTCTGGGACCAAGCATAACTGGAACATTAATGATTTCAGTATAACGACTTTCTCTTCCAAAATATTGATAATACCCAGAAGTATAAGCGCTTGTAATTGTTATAGTATTTGGAGAAGAAGCACTTAATAATGTCTTAAAGTTTAATGATTGTAATTTTTTATTACCCCAGCCAAATGAATTGAGTGGTGCGAGGGAAGAAGAAGCATTTAAACTCGCTTCTGTAAAATCCATATCTGCGTCATCTTCGTGGGCATATTGATTATAACTACGCAAATTGGCTATCGGTCCAATAATTTTAGGACGATGAATATATGGACCTCTCACAGTGTTATTCCAAGAAAAAGCACCGTCCAAATAACAGGCATTGCCCGTTGTATAAATAATAAATGGTAAATCTAACATATGGCTACTATTCCAAGCATTTGACAAATTAGTAATACCTGAAAATGCCAAATGATTAACCCCAGCATCTGTTAAAAGTTCATCCAAGACTCCACCTTTATTAAAATTTTCCAAGGAACCTGTTAATGTATAAGTCTTACTCACTCCACCACCGCCAGTAATGCTAGCAATAGCATCAGGCATCTCATCAAGAGTAAGTAAATCACTCTCACCAGTCTTGGCGCGAATAGCATCTGCTATATCAGTAAGTTTATCAGTAAGAGCCATTTTCAATCACTCCTAACGCCGCGCTCACTACATCATTTAATGTAGCCACAGTTCCAGTTGGGTCAATCCAAACTAACTCACCGTTAGAAGGAGCAACAGAACCAACATAAATACCAGGGTCGCCTTTTGGTCCAGTCGCGCCAGTGGCACCTTGAATGCCCTAAATACCTTGGATACCTTGCTCGCCCTGTGGTCCGCGCTCACCAGTAGCACCAGTTGCGCCAGTAGGTCCTTGTGGTCCCTGTGGTCCAGTAAGTGCTTCTAACTGCGCCGCAGTAAAATCAGCATAAGTGAATGCGTCGCCCTTTGGACCTTGCGGACCTTGTAAGCCAGTCGCACCACTCATATCAACGACAAAACTAAATCCATCATTAGTCTTGACATAAACTTTCGCATTATCTGGGTCTTCAACAGTAGAGGTAATCATTACGAAGTCGCCAACAGCAACATCAGTATTATTGTAATCGGCGTTCATTGCGGCAATAGACGCATATGTCTCACTAATACTAAACGCATCACCTTTTGGTCCTTGCGGTCCAGCAACACCTTGAATACCTTGCGGTCCTTGTGGTCCTGTTGCGCCTGCTTCACCGGCTGGTCCTTGCGGACCGGTCGCGCCAGTATCGCCTTTTGGACCCTGAACGCCCTAAATGCCCTGTTCGCCTTGCGGACCACGCTCACCTTGCGGTCCTTGAATACCCTGTGGTCCAACCGGACCTTGGCTACCAGTATCACCCTTTGGACCCTGTGGTCCAACTTCACCAGTCTCACCTTTTGGTCCCTGGATACCTTGCGGACCAATAGGTCCTTGTGGTCCAGTAGGACCAGTAGGTCCAACCTCACCTTGCGGACCCTGTGGTCCCATAGGTCCTGTTGCCCCACGATAAGTGGTATTAGATAAAGAGGCAACAACTTCTGGTTCGGGCTGGATATTAACTTTAATCTCTAACTCGTTCAATATGTGATGCCTCCCTCAAATACAAACTTTGCTGGACCCATAATGGTATCTACTCTACCATCTGCGCCATTAACCTGAATATCATAAAGATAATCGCCAGGCTCAACATCGGTATCCAACGAGGTAAGACGAACAATAGCCTTACCATCAGTAAAGGTGGTAATCTTCTTTTGAATTACAGGATTTTCTAACTCACGCGCGGTATTGATAGTAAATATTACCTCATCACCCTCGTCGAGCACATAATTTTCAATATTGACTGTAAAGGTTCCTGTATCCTTTACAATCATATACATTTTATTTGTATCAGCATTATAACGAAGCATTTTACGCCCTCCTTATTCATTTACTTCCATTAAGGTAGCATAATACTCGTTGCCGTGCTTTACTTGCGACATTAACTTGAAGAACCTTCCACTCCACTCGTAGCGGGTATTTACATATTCATCAAGTTTATAATCTACAACAGCGTGAAGCACTTGCTGGGTCTTAACTCCATACATAGTAATATCATTGGTGGAAGGACCAACTGAAATATGTGCTGGCACAATCTCTAATTCTTCAATAGTAGGAAGTGAATTGCCGCCAGCCCCGTCGCTGACTGGGGTCAATCTAACGCGGGTAAGTGTATCTCGTTTAGTCATACGCACTTCACCTTTCTATGTTTATTCAACATACGTTCAACCTTTTGACTATAAAAACTGTCATAGGTCTCGGTTATGCCGGAAGTTCTTTGCTCGGTAGTTCCTTCACTACCCATACGATTGTAGCGCTCGATTACCATTTGAATAACAATATAATCAAGTGCGGCATCATATTCTGGTAAATTACAATAAATGTAGGCTTCTTCCTTACATAAAGCAATTAGCGTAAGGAGCAATTCATCTACACTATCGTCATTCTCTTTATGGAGAAGTAATTTAATTCGTTCAAGCACAGAATTGAACCTCCTTGTGTAAAAAAATTAGAGGCTCATAGGCACATTAGTCCTATGAGCCTCATCATCATTAAGCCGCAGGAGCGGTGTAATACTTCTTGTTTGCTACAACAGCAGTATCTTTGGTTGGGGCATAAACGCCACCGGCAGTAATTTCATATAAACCTTCGGTCTTTGGGTTATAATCAATAGTAGCAAGAGTAGCAGCAGCAACTTCTTCGAAATCGCGCATATCTAACTTAACTAATTTGGTAGCGTCGGTCAAAGCAACCAAAGCAACCTTGCGAGCATAGATGGTGTTGCGACGAATGTTTGCTTCGCGCTCCTGTTCGATTTCGGTGCCCTTCTTAACGAAGAGAGTGATAGCATCTTTGGTGGCAAGATATGCGACACCTGCTGGAACAGCCTTGGATACGATTACAGGAACGCCGCATACAGAACCGATATAACCAGTGCGAACGAAACCTTCAACATACTTTAAGTCATCACCGAGAGCCTTGCGGAAATCAGCCTTTTCCTTAACATTGATGAGTAAGAACAAGCCAGTTTCATCTTCAAGGTTCAATTTAGCAATAGCATCAACAACTGCGTCAAAGCCCCAAGCGCTTGGAGTAATACCGAAAGCAGCCTTGTCATATTCAGCAATTGCCTTTGCGGTGAAATCATTAACCATAGTCTTGGTAAGCCCATCAAGACCAACATCAACAACCATAGGGTCAGTCATTTCCTACTCATCATAGTAGCGGAAACGACCCTGGGTGGTGCCAACTTCGTATTCAGTAGGAACGAAACCAACTTCGATTTCTTCGGTGTTGCCTTCACCCATATTAAGGTCTTCAACATCACCAGTAGCAGTATAAGTATTAACAATCTTCTTCATACCAGCATTTTCGGTAAGAGAATTGTCAATAGTCATATAATTAGACAAATCGACAGCAGTAGTCAATAAGTCTGTAATTTTATTTTCAAGAACAAAGTTTTCATAAACGGTATGTGCCATAATTCAAAACACTCCTTATTGTGTTAATTCTTTATATAATGTAGGGTTAGTTCTATAAATCTCGGCTTGCTGCGCGAGGTTTAACTTGCGGAACTGTTCTTTGGTAAGTCCGCCCTGTTGTGCGGAACCAGCCTTCGGTGTTGGCTGCGCAATGCGTTTAGCAACTTCATCAGCAACCGCTGCCTTGAACGCTTTATCAAAAGTCTCGATATTAGTCATCATCGTGTCGGCATCTTCGGCAACAACATAATCCACGAATGTGATTGGGAGCCCTCGATTAGCAAGCACCTTGGATGCTTCTAACTTATTCTGCGCGACTGCGAACTCACGCTCTTTTTGTTCGAGTTCTTCCACTTTTTTATTATACTCATATTCTTTACGCTGCTGCTCGTCCATTTCACGAAGTTTATCGGCTTCGGCTTGCTTCTTCTCCATCTCCTTGCGCTGTTTGTTAAGCGCTTGACTAACACGACGGTCGCCCTCTTGTTGGAGTAAAGCCCGAACTTCTTCTTCGGTATAAGTCTTTGGTGTATCCGCACCCTCATCAGGAGTTTGCTGGTTATCCATACCCTTATTTTCTAATTCACTCATAATTAAAACCTTTCTTGAAGGAGCCCTCGATGAGTTCAACCTTCATATAATAATAATTTTTATCATAAGCCTTTGCGGCTAATCCGCCCAAATATGGACTTGATATTTTACAATGTATCCAGTATAATAGTCATTAAGGAGGTGGTCTTATGACTACAAAAGAGATAATGTCGATATCAATTGATGACCTCATCTTCATCCGCATTTTCTTCCACTATTTTGGTCTCTTCATATGAGACAAAAGAGCAAGCACAATTAGGATGATATGGCGGCAACTCCACATTTATCTCGGCATCTTCTAATGGGATTGGGTCCCCATCAACATAGTCGAGACAAATACCACCACATTCGGCATCACCAACTATTTCAACATATTCGACGCCCATTTCAAGATAACTATCTTTCAAGCCTCGATTATACATTGCCATTGTCTCGGTCTTCAAGAGACGAGCGGTGTCGTATGCGGACGCACCAACTAACTTACGCCACGCTTCCGTCATCCACTCCATCCCTCGACCATTTGTAATACCCTCGCGCAGCACATAATCAAGTTTAGACTAAAAGTTTGCTATATGCCCATAAAGACGCTATGAATAAACTTTACCATCCTTACACCACGGAATTGGTAGGACTTCACTCGTAATGTAAGTGTCGGTAATTCTAATCTCGGCACTTGCGCGCAAGGTAGCATCAATCTTGGAATTTTCCCAAGCCGGTATTTCATTCATAATTAAATAAGTATCTTTACTCGCCTATTTGTAAGTTTCAGCCAGGCTTTCAGTGATGACATTATACCCTATCCAGAAGTATTCAAGTAAGCGCCAGTGCTGCTTCCGTTCTGCCTCTACAAGAGCCAGTCGAATGGCAGGATACTTGGATATATCAATCTTCATATGAGGGTCTTCCAAATACTTTTCCAGTATCATTTGAAGTTCTGGTCTCAACTCATCCCACATTTCGTCAGTTATCTCTTTTAGCACTTTATATAAATAATCTGTTTTACCATAGGCTTCTGCTAGTGCTTCAAGCACTTTCTCCTGGGTTTCCCGATATCGAGCGAGTTGTTTTCTTTTACTTACATTCATTTAGCATTCGCCTAATCGTTGTTTTTCGAGATATTGTCTAGCATCGCTTGTGTGCGATAACCCAGGTCAGCCGACTGGAAGAACGGATTGTTTAGTCTCTCTTGCTCTTGCTCTGCCTGAACCTTCTCCTGTTCGGCAGCGGCATCATCAACAAACGGAACCTGCGCCAATAATGTCTTATTAGATACAATACCTTCAAGTTGTTTTACCACTGTGGCAACCTCGCTCAAATTAGCAGGTATGTTGCGTCTAAACAAGATATCAATAGCGCGCCAGTCAAAGTTGGCGCCCATTAATCCCTGAATGCGTGAGATTAACTCCAATCTCTGCTGTAATCCACGCTTGAACTTACGCTCTTTACCAGAGATAAGGTTCTCTGTGCCGAGCAATTTATATTGAATGGCGACGCCACTACTATTACCAGCAAAGTTTTCGTCGCTCATATCAGGACAATGTGAGAACTTATGAATGTCTTTATCTAATCTAATCTTCATATTCTCGACATTCTAATCATCAGTGTTCTTAATCAACCACTCTGCGGCAGTGCCTTGGTCCATCAAGAGCACACGGTTCTCTTTCATTTTTACAATATCATCTGCGTCTGCGGTAAATCCATAAAGAGCCAAATACGCATCGACAAAATAGTCGAAATCATTAACAGTATCACTCTCCATAGTGTCATACGCATCTATCAAACTTAATACTGGTTCAAAATCGCCAATAAGTTCTTCATTATTCTTGTATGTAGCAATAGGAACCATACCAAAATAATGCGGGACTGCCTCAATAAATGAAAGCCCACTGGTGGTTTGATTTGCTTCGTAGCGCTAGATATCTTTATCTGTTGCTACCTCTACCACAAGTTTTTCTTTATCTGTGAGAACATCTTTGACATTATAATATCTTATAAAGTAAATTAAGTTCTTTTCAATAGTGTCATCATAAATAGGAACGCACTCACGAGTATCAAGAGCGTGGAACCTCAACATTGGGCGTCCCATACCCTCGTCCTGCTTCTCCATATAAAGCAACTCATAAGCCACACCATAGATACTGGCGAGTTTCGCCAATTCCGCATTCTCATCGGCTTCATCATTATATTCAAACAATAATTGAAGTTCATTCAACATATTGTCATCATCTGCCGTATATGCGATTGGCTCACCTACAAAATACCCAACAAGAGTATGAGTAATCAAACTCGCATAGGCATTAGCAATTTTGTTATTTGGCTTGGTGCTGTCCGCCATCTGCCTATTAAGAATATCGTTTTTAGTTTCATAATACTTACGCAACTTCTCTAATCGCGGCAACTCACTTGTGCGGTGAGTATCCACTATTTTCTTGATTAGGGCTGGCGTCAATTCCATATCACGAGATAAAGTAATCAATTACAGCAACCTCCTATTAAAATAGTAATTTCTTATCAAATGTCTATAACTGAACGCGTGCGTCCAAGCATTGTAGCGAGTATCTTAACGCATCTAAATAGTGGTTCCACGCATCAATAGGCTCGTTAATATACTCATTCGTCTGCTTGTCCTTCGTCCAAGCATAGTTCTCTAATTCTTCTTTCAGGTTCGCGCAACTAGGATGAATTACTAACTCAAACTATTGTAATTTTTGTATGCCTTGAAGCACAGAACCTTTACCCTTAACACTGGGCTTGGCATTACGAATACCATATTGCCGCAATTCATCAATACTCTTCTGCTCGGCGCTATCACATATAATTATCGACTTGGCAAAACCAAGAGTAGCAATAGCATCGGCAATCTGGTTGTTAAGATAACCAGTGCCGCCCCATTCTTTAAATACATAAATACGGTTCTCTTGCGGAACCAAGAGTGAAGCAACAAATGCGGTTGGGTCGTTCGTATAACCAAAGTCGCACCCGCATAATAATTGACCCTTTATATTTTTCGCGTCGAAATCCATCTCCTGCCAATTATTATACACTAATTTATCAAGAGAGCCAAATTGACCCAGCGCATAAATGGTATAATATACAGGGTTGGTGCTCTTCATACGCAAGAGAGCATCAATATATTTCTGCGGCAAAAACCTATTATCCAAATAATTCGTCTATACTATTTTAACCTCCTTGCGGAAGTCCAAGAGTTCAGGATTATCATCAAAGAACCATAAATAGCACCAGTTTGCTTTTGATACTGGGTTAAATGACAATATAATCTATTGTCCCGCGGCAATGGGGTCGCGCACACGCAAATCAACCTAACTGAAATCATCTGCGCTAAACTCTGTTGCTTCTTCTAACCAAGCATCAGTTATACCTACTATTGACTTAATCTTCTCGGTATCATCCAAACCGGCACATAAAAATGACGAACCATTTGGTAATATAATAGAAAAATCTGTGCGGTTAATTTCGCACAGATTACTAATTTGAAACTTATTTAATGTATCCAAGAGTAGTTGGAATGTAGATGCTTTTGTTGTCCTATTGACTTTACGAAGCACCAATATCTTGCGTTTATCGCGCAATGCTTTAACGACAAGTTTCTGCGCGACGAATACACTTTTGCCGCTACCAGCGCCACCATAATACACTTCATAACGAGTATCATAGTCCAATAGATGAGGATAATAGACTTCGTTGAAGATATTTTTATGTATATTAATCTTCATCGTTATCCTCAACAATAGAGACTTCAATCACATCTTTACTCTCGACCTTTTGAGTTTGTAAGCCCAGTATTTTCGAGAGTGTATTAAGCGCTTGGTTCTTTGCTTGCGCGGTATAGTGCTCGTCGCCTTTTGGGGCGAATGCTATTTCTGCTAATTCACTTGCTACTCTTTTAGCATCAATCTACAAACTTTCGTAGATTTCATTACGCCTCTTTTCGAGATATGCTTTAACTTCTGGTTTCTTAATTATTTGATATGGATATGATGTATCATCCTTCTAATAGACTTCTCTATATGCTTGAATTAAATTATATCCATTAGCAATATATTTATCCACCAATAATTTTTGCTTCTCTTGAAGTGCCATAAACATTCACCTCTCTTTCCTTTTGAATGAGATAATTTTACCATTATCTTATTCTAACCTTATATATTCAATTACTTATATATTTATTATATATTATGCGGTTGTGTAGAACCGCTACTGCTAGCAAGAAGCGGTTGTGTAGAACCGCTACTGCTAGCAAGAAGCGGTTGTGTAGCACCGCAATTTGCTACCAAATAAAGGTTGTGTAGCACCGCTACTTGCTAGCAAATTACGGTGCTGGGGAACCGCTACGATTTTTAAAATGTAATTTCGCAGTTTCTTTATTCCAATCATTTTTTACAA